TTCCCATACTGTTCTGTTAGTTTCTAAGTACCACCCAATCACCTATTGTTATCAAGGTCAGAATCCTCTTGTTCGATAATCTTCCCCTTCAAATTTCACAACTTTCGTACCTTTCGTCATCCGCGACACGATTCGTCCGCCAGCTGGCTGACCGTACTTTTCAACAAGTTCTGACGCACTGTAATTCGTTGTGTAGACAGTCGGTTTCCCCATGCGTGAATAAATAACTTGAAAGAGTTTGTCTGTTGCCCAGCTTTCCGAACCGTCATTTTTTACATATTCCGCTCCAACGTCATCGAGCACAAGTAAGTCAGCCTTAAAGCATGCTTCAAGTATCTCAGACTCTGTAAACTTACTATTCTTGTCGTAGCTTTCGCGAATGACACGCAATAGGCTTGGAGTGTCCATGAATATCGCTACGTACCCCTGTCGCTTAACAGATTCAGCTATGCTATACGCCAAGTGTGACTTGCCTAAACCAAACCCACCGATGAACAATAGCGACTGGAAATCGTATTGTTTGTTTGCGATTTTCTCAAAATTTCTTGCATACCACATCGCTTTTTTCTTCGCTTCCGCCTTGCTTTCGTGATCGGGAACATAGTTGTCAAACGTAGCTTCCTTCAAGTCGTCAGAAATAAAACTGTATCGCTCGAATATTTCCACTGCTTTTCGTTTTTCACGTTCACGAAAAAAATCGTTGCATTCCTCTTCAACTTTTTTTGTTTCACACGCCAAACAATTACTGACTTCCATTTCCTTACCCGCGAACGATGTTCTTATGATGTTAACCTCGTTACCACAAGACTCACATATTCTCTTCCCGATGATCTTAAACTTATTAGAAGAGATGACCGTATTTAGCGAGTACATCTTCGCTCACACCTTTCTTTTTAACCGTTCCTTGTCGCTTGTTTTTTCGCTGGAACGCCTTTTCATACTCCTCAACGTCTGTAAGCATACGTAAGTTATGCTTAGCCCAATCTTTGAGTATGCCTTCTGCGTAGCTCCATGACTTGTTTTGTTTCAATGCACGTTTCATCGCTTCAATCACAAGTTCCTCTCCAATATCGCAAATCCATTGTTCTATGCACTCGGCGATAAAAGGACTTTCTACACCAAAGTTTTCTTGATAGAAGCGGTGTGCATTTACTACTACTACCTCTAATTTTTCTTTATTACTTAGTAAGTTATTATTTAGTTCTTTATTATTTAGTAGTTGCGGATTTTCCGTTGACGGTTTTTCCGTTAACGGATTATCCGTCAACGGATTTTCAGTCAACGGTGAAACCGGACGCTCAAGAACGATGTACTGATTGTTTGAAAATTTACCCTGTTGCCTGGTCTGTTCTTTAATGATGTAGCCATACTCTTGCAATTCCTTAATGATGTTTTTTGTAGAGTCCCGCCCATTTGTACTTCGGTTCTTTAAATCGTCGATGCGGAAGACCCAATCATTCGGCATTGAGAGCATATATGCTAAGAGTCCTTTAGCTTGCCAAGACAACCGCTTATCATTTAAAAAAACCTTGTCCAACACGACATAATTGTCTTTCTTCTCAACGCGAAAAATACTCATGCTGTCACCATCTCCTAACGCAAACCGCAAATCTGCCTTTTACACTTTTTACGGTATATTCCGGATACCGACGCATATACTGTAGGACAAGCCTTTTCAAATCCTCTTTATCTTTTGCCTCCTCCCAAATCCATTTAGGGAGGAGGACTTTATACGGAACTGGATCGTTACTCAGCATCAAATACAATCTCCTCTTGTTGAGGGGCTTCTGCGTTCACGTCTTCGGTTGCCGGAACCTCAAACGCTTCGGCTTCGATGTATTCAGCTTCCTGAGCCTCATTAGTGATGTCCTTAACCTCTTTCACTTCTTTCTCGTCTTCGTTGAACGCATTTTGCATTTCGATAGAGAGGATGCCCCATTTCGCAAGCATGTTTCGTAATACAGTCTTCATGGCCATGGCATCATAATTTTCTTTCCAACTATGGCCGGATTTGCTGTACTTTTGGCGATGCTTTTCGACCTGTTCCTTCGTCCAGTACACCGTTTTTCTGAATCCATTGACTAGTTCAAAGTAGGCTGCGTAACCGATAACTACGTCAGATACTTTTCCGTCAAAGTCAATTTCGAGCTCTTCTGTGAGACGGTTCCATTTTTTTAATTCGCCTTCGTAAACCTCGATGACATTGATTGATTTGTATTGGCCTGTTCTAAGCGCTAATTGAATGTATCCTCTGTAACCGATTTGGAACTGCGCTTTGTTACCGTATGGAACAATCCAGGCGTATCCCAGATTTTTGTCCACCGGCAAGTCAAGTGTTGCCGCAACCATCGCAGCTGAAATAACGCTCATTGGTTCGCATTTTTGTAGAGTCTGATCGGAACTGTATAGGTTCACGATAGAAGTCATAAACTGCGGCGCACGCTTGTCCAAAATTTCTTCAAAACGTTTTTTAAGTGTTGGGCTTGCGAGCAATCCTTTTAATGTTTGTACGGTTGTTGGCTGCTGTGAAGCGTTATTTTTGCTTTGTAATTGATTTTTTAATGATTTGGTTGTAGCCATCCTGAAAAACCTCCTAAGCCAATGTTTTTATAGAGAAATAACGTGCGGTACTTGTTTTAAGAACTTGTTCATAGATGTTCGGGAATTTTTCTTTTAGCAGCTTGGTATCTACTCGGTTCGAAACACGTGGTTTCCATTGAACCTCATAGTTTCCTGCATAGCCGATTTCTGCATCTTTCAGCTCATTTTTGAGCTCATTCTCGATAGCCTTTTTTTGATCTTCGAGTTGTTCAATGGTTTCCTTGAGAGATTGATATTCTTCGATTTTTGATTTGTAGGAAGAACCTAACTGTACAACTTTGCTTGAGTCCGTTTCTTTGTAGCGTTCCTTCAAAAATTTTTCCGCGGCCGATGATCCGTCAAGCGCCGGAGGTTCTCCTTTCAATACGTAGTTATTCCAAAAATCAATCTCCGACGCGAAGATCATTTCAATGAGTTCATCATCACGCTCGATTTCCTTCCAAATAAACTTTTGGCCGCCGATCAGAACCGCGAAATACCCCTTTTTATACTCTGGACCAAGGACTCCGAGATAATGCTGCATTTGAACGATATATGCCTCCGGAATTTCGTCGTTCTCCCATTCTTTCGCTAAATAAGCCGATGCTGTTTTACACTCCAGGATGGCTTTTTCACCAACCACGAACCGGTCAATATTTGCGATAAGGAATTCATGCTCTGGATGTTGAAACATCGCGTTCCGTTTCCGCACCTTCTTTCCGGACCGTTTCTCGAATTCTTTTGCTACCAGGTCCTCAAGCAACGTACCGAAATAAGCTGCTTCGCTTGTTGAAGATTGTGGAGTGACTTGCCCAGTTTTTTCGAGCCATAATTCAAATGGCGTTTTGTATTTGTTCAAACCGAGAACGATCGAAGCATCGCTGCCTCCGATCCCTTTTCGTCTTGCTCTCAGCCATCCCTCATGGCTCATCTCGCTTGTGTTTGCAAGAACAACAGCTTCCAAGTTTCTCCCCTCCAAGATTGATTTCATTTGGTGATTCCTGTATCATGGAAGTAACTGCTCTGAGGAATCACCTTTTCCGAAACGTCTCACTCTGGCCAGTGAGGCGTTTTTTCATTCGCCTGCTACTCTTGTGAATCCAACTTCTGCGCAAAAATCGAATGCGCAATCACGGCTTTCGTGGATCATTTCACCCATGATTTCGATGATGTCATCGCCTTCGTAGATCTCATCGCCACATCCGGCGCAGTAGCCAACAGTCCGAGCTTCTTCCCGATCGCGAATCGGATGACGGTCGGATATCACGAAGTTTTCAACCACTCTGCTTCACCTCGCTTTTCTCTAAGTTTTTGACGCCTTTTAATCACTGCTTTCCGGCTTCTGCCAAGCGTTGCAGCGATCTCATCAGCCGTTTTCTCTCCGTAGTGTTCTAGCAAGTACCGGTCTTCGTCGTCCGTCCACTTGCGCTTCACCCCGCGCCCTTGCGGTAGTTTCACTCGTTTCAGCTGCTGTTTCTCGCCGTCAAGCTTTTTCCCGATTGCTCGAATCTGCTGGCCGAGCGAGCATGTTCCGCACGCGTGAATGCCGATATTCACCGTGCCGATATGCTCGCACCCTTCGCATCGGTCCAGCAATTTTGAGAGTTGTAGCCGCAATCTTTTTTTCTCCTCACGCGTCATACTTGTCCCTCCCTTCGCATAGATATGTAGTGTGATAGATGTGCTAGCGCACATCGTCAAACGCGAGAATGCTAGGACCGTGGGATGGAGTCACCAGCACTCCCACGCTTGACGACAGGCGCTATTGCCTGTCATGCAGCAATGTGGTACAATAGCATGTGTGACAAGGGTTCTGGGCTAGCTTTTATGCTAGCTTTTTCTTTTTCAGAAACCACTCGTACACAAGTTTTTTCGCTTCTAACTCAGTCGCGAGAACAACTTCCGGACGCTGCCGCATGTCCTCGCACAATCTACGAACCTCTGAAACTTTCATCAGACGACTGGCAGTAAAACAGACGTTCATTGTTCATTCACCTCCAACAACTCTGGATTTTCGTAGATGTTGCCGATGACTTCAACTAGGTAACAACCACCTTTATACAAGCTAAAGAAATCATCAAACCCGTAATACTCGTCATCATCTAAATTTCGTACTAGGAATGCAGCCGAATCAAAAACAACTATGCCTTTACCGAATTCCATTTCAACAATATCGCCCTCATAAATCTCTTTCCCGTTCTTATCCTTCACCCCCGTATATTGCATTAACACACACGAATCCACGTCATCATAGTCACACACCCGATCATATCCACCTATTGAATGATCGACTAAATCCATACGATCTGAATTATCAGAGCAAGCTAAACCATTGACCAACCACATTGAACCATTCGCCCATGCACGAAACTTGATTTCCCTCATTTTTCATTCCCCTTTCTCACTCATAACGATCATGATATCTATCCCGCGTTCTTTCATCGTTTCAACAAGCTGGACGAGTCTGTCGTGCTCCTCTTTCCGCTTGACAAGCTCGTCCAAATCTTTTTTGCATCGCAAAAACTCTTTTGCCCACTGCTCGGCTTCATCGAGACGATTGTTGATCCATTCCACCCTAGCTTTATCTAAGCAAGTGCAGCCAAATTCCCATATCTTTTCTGCTAACTTTTCGTCTTGTTGAAGGACGTTCATTGTGCGATCGCCTCCCTGTTTAGCATTTTGTCTGCAACGCGGATTGCATCTTCTAGCAAGCCCATATCTTCAAGGAACTGTGGGCGACTAACGTCTTTTCCAACTTTGTTGATGTAGTTCTGCCGACGTAATTCCAAATTCGTTCTATATGCTGTATTGAAGGCTTGCACAAAATCGTGCCAAGCGTAGTTAAATGCGATACCTTTTTGACGTGCATATCGCTGAATCATTTTGTTCAATCGCTGGCGAAGGTCGCCGATTGTGTCAATGCGGTCGATGTTGTCTAGTCGATGT